CTGTAAGGCTGCAAGTTCCATAGTAGACCTGTATTCCATACCTTTAGGAAACAGTACAATTGAATCATCGCCGCAGAAGGCGGCCTTGACACATTTATCCAAATCAGTTATACTAGCCATGCAGGCGGCTATAATCAGTGTGTTACCAATGAAGGTTGTTACATCACCTGATTTTCTTTGATACCATAACTGAGTTCGGATGCCAGCCTTATAATCCTTGATCGTTGTGAGCTGGTGTCCACGTTTCCACATTTCCCCAAGAATTGCATCCAAACCAAGCCTGTCCCATATGAGCATTTCCACTGCTTGATGGAAGTCATTCTGAGATTTGTCATATTTAGATATGTCCAGCTCAAGTACTTCCAAGTTGCTAGAAGTGCTTATACCAAGGAAAAAATTTTCAATATCCTCTACCGTTTTCCTTGTATATATCATGAAACGGTTCTGATCAATCATTTCTAACAGGCGTTCCGTAAGAAATGCGAAGATCGGCCCAAAAAGCGCATTAACATCCTTTTCATGATAAATTATAGTTTGTAAGGCTGGGTACTCGCTTTGGATACTCAGGTCCAATTTAGCCTTGGGTGTCTCTTTAATGATATGCTTGTATGTATCCAGAGCAGACATGTGTGTGGTATTTTTGATTTGTCCCAATGTGGAGGCCTCCTGCCTCATATACCATTCTTCGAAATCAATAAGCGAGGGTATTACGGATCCATCAAAAGACCCGGTTAATACCGTCGAAAAAAGTTTGTCCACCACTTTTGTTGCCACTGCTTCATTATCTATCACCGACATCAATTCTGGGGCATTAAAATTTCTTTTGATCATAGCAAGCACATTTTCAGTAAGACCCGGTTTTCTTTTAAATTCCATAGCCGTCCTGAGTTTTGGTAAAACATTTGGCATATTTGGTACGACCACATTTGACTTTGAAATATCTAAAGAACAATTCTCTATACCTACACTCAAATCACTAGTGTGTACAATGAAATTATCATTATTTATATTCACAGTACTATTACCAGGCAAATACTTATCATAAAACTCCTGCAATCCTAAATAATTACCTAATTTCGGCGTTGGAATAAATTTGTTAAAATTTATTTCCAAACGCCGGAACTGTAATTGCTATTTTTTAAAACCTAAATCAGAAAAATTACGCAAAATTACATTACTAACTTGCTGTAAGGCTTCTATCCTAGCATATATAACATCCGCCTTAACAGTATAATAAACCAGGCTATTAGTATGTCTAGACAAAGCAACCGTTATATGTTCTGATCCATCTTCGATCAGTGGTATATTCTGGTATTGCAACCGGATTAACGCCACTGAATGGAAGGTCTCCCCTTGTACTTCATGAACGGTATTGGCTTTAAAACCCCTTTGTATCAATTCCAGCTTTTCATTTTGGGTAAAGGTTAGCACCTTGTCCCTCATCAAATTAAAGTTAACTGGATTCATATAACCCTGGCCTGGCAGAAGG